CTGTGGTAGAGCTGGCTATATCCGATTACTGTAACGGGGGCCTGGCGGACATATTGGACGCCGATATCCCGGTAACGGTTAAACAGGCGGCGCTACTGCTGGCTGGTAACCTTTACCTTAACCGGTCCCCTGTAGCCTTCGGACAGCCATATAAGATCCCGTATAGTTTTGAATTCCTTTTAAGTCCTTACCGTATCTATACAGTAGCGTAATGGGAGTAGTAGCCGGAGACCTGAGACACAGGATAAAGATAATACAGTACACCATAACCCGGGATCCTAACTATGGCTCTGAGGTTATAACCCCCACGGAGGTAATGTCTCTAAGGGCGGGAGTAAAGCATATCTCCGGAGCTAAGGGTATAGACTTAAAAGAAGTCTTTAGCAGCCAGAGCCTCCAGTTTACGACCTACTACAGGGCTATAGATACGGAGATGGTAATAGAGTACAATTCTAAGCAGTACCGTATAACCGCTCTTATAGAGATCGGGTACCGGGAGGGCTTACTAATTAACGCCGAACTAATAAACACTTAAATAAATGAAAAACGACGCCCAGAACCAGATAGCCGGAGCTTACGGCTCTTTACCGATAACAACCGGAGCCCAGACGGTAGACCTCCCGGTCTATTGTTTTGAAGCGGACGAAGCTACTACCTTCGGAGTATTCAGAGATAGCGCGGGGCTGGAGCTCTCCTTTCACCCCTGGAAGGGTAAAACCTTAGGGGTAGGTAAGACTGCTTTTTTCGGTCAGCTTGTACACAGCTTCACAGTTACAGCAGGAGGAGCGGGCCAGGTCTTCCTATCTACCGACGAGATGCCGGTACCGGTACTCCTTACGGCCTCCACTAACGCCGCCGGTACTCTTATTATCCTGACTTATGACAGGGTAATGTCGGACCCTTCCGCACGTCTGGCAGACTTTAGCTCTACTCTTAACGGGGTAGCTAACGTACTTACGGCGGTAGCCTCCGGAGCCAATACGAAGACCATAGAGATAACTGTAACTACGGCTATAGAGTTTATGGACGCCGTAACGGTTACTATGGCTTACGGACATATAACCACTATCCGCGGAGCTAAGGCTCTGCCCCTGGCAGCTCAAACAGTAGTTAACATAGTACCTGAATAATATGCCCGGAAAAGGAAAAGCCGTAGCCCCTTCGGGGGTTCTCAAAGCGACATTGTTGAACCAGAATGTAGCATGGAATACTATGCGTTTTAACCTCGTTACTGAGGGACATAGTTTTATGGCTCGTGGGTATTGGGACATTCGCACGAATACAAGGATTTCAGGTTTTTATAATTCTTCCGCTTCCGGTGCAACTGTATCAATTATAGACGGCAAAGCGGCAACCGTTGACAGTAAATTAGTAACAGAAACCGAAAGTCTTAAAAACATATTAGCCTTATGGATAGGCGTTAATGATGTACCAAATACAGCAGGTGCGGCAGCAACTTGCTACACCGCATTAAGGCCTTATGTTCAGGCTCGAATTACGGCAGGATGGAAGGTATTTGTATATACCATGACACCATCTACATACCTGAGAGATTCAGTATTTGAAGCCGAAAGGGTTATTTTTAACGGGCTATTGAGATCAGACCTTAAAAATATATCAGGCGTTTATATTGTTGATACTGATACTGATTCGAGGTTTAACGATACAACCGATAAGTCTTATTATGAAGATGCTTTGCACCCAACCGGACCCGGTTTACTGATTGCAAATGCTTTGTTTGATACTAAACTCAGAAGTGTTTATCATCTGAATGCTCCTAATATTACGGTAGGTAGCGAGGTTGTAGATCAAACGGCATGGTGCCACGCTTCACACGCTTATTGGGATAACTATTTCCAAACCGGATGGAGCGCGGACGGTAGTAAGTTAATCTGCAATACAGCCGGAAACGCTGTAATATCAAGATTGAGCGCACTTTCACCGGGTAAGTTATACAAAGTAACCATTGATGCAACTGTTAATGCCGGGTATCTGAAACCAGCCTTTGACGGTACAAATCCACCGCCTTTAATTTTTAAAACAGGCGTTGTTACTTACTATATGCTTGCTATGGGCGTATCTCCACGGAATATGGCTATAACAGGCGTTGCGTTTAATGGTACAATTAATTCATTTTCGGTTAAGTACGCAAACTTTGAAGATATACCTGTTATCCCTATTGACGCTGATGGAAACACTTATACAGAGGTAGTAATAGGCACACAGACATGGTTAGTCGAAAACCTAAAGACCACAAAGTTTGCCAACGGTGAAGCAATCTCGAACCAAACAGATAACACTACATGGGCAGCTTTAACCACTCCAGCGTACTGTTGGCACTCAAACGACATTGCGAATAAAACACCTTACGGGGCGCAATACAATCACTTTGTTTTGGATGATTTCAGACTAATTGCACCCGTTGGTTATCATGCCGGAACGAAAGAAGATTTTGAATTACTAATTGCTTATCTGGGCGGTGCTTCTGTCGCAGGTGGAAAGATGAAAGAGGATGGCACAACTCATTGGAGTGCTGATAATGCTGATAATGCAAGTGGATTTACGGCTGTAGGGGCAACGATCAGATCAGGCAGTACCGGGGCATTCTCAGCCATTAATTCAAATTCGCTTCTTTGGACAAATACAAAACCATCATCAACACCCTACGAAGTTACCTTGCTTCCAACCAATGCATCTGCAACTATTGAGCAGTTAATTGCGAGTGATTTCGGAGCTTCAATTCGATGCTTAAAAGATTGATGTAATTAGTTCACCTTTTGTACCTTTTACCCAAACACAAACCATAAAAACAAAAAAAAATGAATTTCGGACAAGCAATTGAAGCCTTAAAAGAAGGCAAGCTGGTTCAAAGAACCGGATGGAATGGCAAGGGAATGTTTCTATTTATGCGCCCTGCTGATGAGCTACACATTGATTTCCTGATCGACAAAGTAAAATCGTTACCGCAATCGGTAAAGGATTACTATTTGCAGGATGTGCTGGATAATGACGGTATTCGCCAAACAGCCGAACCGGATGACGTTGTAAAATTTACAGCATACATCTGCATGAAAGCGGCAGACGGCTCAGTGGTCAATGGTTGGCTTGCAAGTCAAACAGATATGCTTGCTGATGACTGGCAAATTATTGCCTAATTGGTTCACCTATAGTACAATTGAAACCTTATGGAAACCGGAATAAAGGTAGAGAACTCTCAGCAGCTTATAGATATCCTTAACGGCGTACTCCCGGCTATCCGGAGTAAGGCCGTTATATCGGGTATGGTAGAGGGGGCTAACCTTATAAACGCCCGGGCTAAGGCGGCTTTAATGGCTGGAAGGAAGGGGCAGAGTAACACCCAGTACAGCTACTACGCTACAGCTTTTAAATCGGAGAAGCTAAAAGGGAAGACTCCGGACGAGCTAGGGATCCGGACGGGGGTATGGAATAAAGAGAACGGGTATAAATTACGCTGGCTGGAGTGGGGGACCCAGGACCGTACAACCTTTAGACGTAAGAACCGGTTAACCGGCGAAGTCTCCGAACCTGCTAGCCGTGGCAGGATTACAGGTAATAACTTCTTTTTCGGTACCGTACGTAACCAGCAGGACGAAGTCTTTAGAGTAGTCTCTGAGGCTATTATAAAGAGCCTGGAGCAGTTAACCGCTAGCAATGCCTAGCATATACAAGCCCGCGGCTAAGGTCTTTAAGCGTAGGTATAAGACGAAGCGGGACAACGTAAACCACGCGGCGGTATATAATACTAAGCGCTGGAGGACGGTAAGACTGGAGAAGCTTAAAAGGGATCCGCTTTGCGAGATATGCCTACAGCAGGAGAAGCTAAGCCCGGGAGTAGAAGTACACCACATAACCCCGATAAGCAGCGGGAAGACCGTACAAGATAAACAAGCGCTGGGCTTTAATCCAGCAAACCTAAAGACACTTTGTAAACTTTGCCACGAGGAGCTACACAATGATAACAACCGGATCCAAAATAAATTTAATACTAAGCCAGAACGCGGCGGTAGTAGCTTTAGTTTCGTCTAGGATATACCCTATAGTCCTCCCGGAGGGGACAGCGTTACCCTGTATAGTATACGAGCGCTCCTTTACTAACCAGAATACTAAGGACGGGCTGGCACAGTCTGACAGCGTAGTTAATATAACTATACTAGCTAAGGACTACCTAACCACTATAAGCATAGCTCAGGCCGTAGACGTCGCCCTTAAAGGTTACAGGGACAGCAGCGTAAAGCGGCTAGTACTCTCCAACGGGGCGGAGACCTACCAGGAGGGCGCCTTTATCCAGAACCTAACCTACACCGTAATAAGCGTATAAATATTTCTATCCGGGTAGTATTTAACAGAAAATACTACTATGGCAACAGAACCGGAAAAAATAGAGTACGGCGGGGATATGATGTTATTCCTAGCTACGGGCTTACCTATAGCCTTCTCCACAAATGCTAAGCTCTCCATAAAATTAAACACCCGGGAGATCAGCTCTAAAGACTCCGGCTACTGGACCGAAAAGAAAGCCGGTAGGCTGGACTGGAACGCCGGGAGCGACGCTCTCTATACCGAAGTACTTACGGGCACCGCTACCACTACCTCCGTAGACGAGCTCTACGCTCTTATGATAGCCCGGACGCCTATTACTATGGTCTTCGGGGCTGCTACGGGAACAGCAGGCGCGCAGACTAACGACGCGACCAAAAAGAAGTACACCGGCACCGCCTTAATTACTTCCCTCGACATTAACGCCCCGGACGGGGAGACTACTACTTACACTATAGCTCTGGAGGGGACCGCCGCGCTGGTATGCGCTTAAATCTGGTAGGTGGGTTTATGCAAATTAGCCGGGCTTAACGTCCGGCTTTTTTTATTTTATAGACTTTTAATAGTAGGGTAGTATTTAAAAGAAAACCTACCAGGATGAAACAAATAAGCATAACAATAAAAGGGGTAAGCTACATACTTAAAACCTCCTTCCGCGCTCTTATGGAGTTCGAGGAAATGACAGGCCGGAGCGCTACCCTTATTAACGTCTCTGTCTCCGACTCTATTAAAGTCTTCTACTGTATGCTCTCCGCCGCTAACCGCCCCGCTTTTACTTATTCCTTCGAGGAGTTCTTAGACGCGCTGGACGCTGAGCCGGATCTGCTTACCCAGTATAATAAATATATGCTAAGCCTCCTACCTAAGGAGAAGGCCGTAGCAGATAAAAAAAAAGTGGAGAAGCGCTAAAGATATCCCAGCTATACGGCCTTATAGTTTATGACTGTAGGATATCTCCGGAGTACTTCTTAGATCAAATGACAGACATAGAAGCCTCCGCCCTTCTGGAGCGCTTTAACGTGGATTACAGGGAGCAATGGGAGCGGGCCAGGTATACGGGCACAGTAGCCGCCCTTACCGGTAGAATAAAAGATAAGGCCTACGAGAAGCTAATAACCTTTAGCTGGGAGAAGCAGGCCAAAGAGAAGACGGTACGACCTACACCGGACAAAGTAAAAGCACTACGCGAAGAGTACAGCGCCGCTTATGAGCGCTACACTAACGGACAAACCGAAACTTTTAACCCAGATGGGAAAATTTAACCTCCTTACTACCCTCTCTCTTAACGCGGCTGGAATGTCCGCGGGACTAAAGGCCTCCGTAGCGGACGTAGAGAAGTACGTTAACGATACTAAAGGCGCTAACTCCGCCCTTACTTATTCCTTCCGCGACACGGCGGAGATGGGAGTAGGGGAGATGCGGAAGGAGTTAATAAAGCTACGTAATACTTCCTTTGCCGGTAAGACAAAGGAGGAGATATTTACTATTAACTCCCGTATAGGAGAGCTTACGGACTCAATGGGAGACCTTAAAGCACAACAGAAGGCGCTGGGTACGGAGTTCGGTACTGCTATGGCTTCGGGGCTCCGGACTGTAGCAGCTATAGGAGAGGTAGCCGTAGGTACGGCGTCTCTCTTCGGAGCCAGTAAAGAGCAGGCCCAGAAGTACCAGCAGGTAATGACCTCCTTAATAGGCGTTACTCAGGCTATGGGAGTTATAGAGGACGCCCTCCAGACTAAACAGTTTCAGGCTATAGCCGTAAAGATCCAGTCTATATTTGTTACTAAGGCCCAGACCGCCGCTACTGTACAGGCTACTGCGGCCCAGCGCGGGCTTAACCTAGCTATGCTGGCTAACCCCTACGCGCTGGCCCTGGCTGGGATAGTAGCCTTAGGCTTAGGGCTGGTAGCGCTGGCCTCCTCCCACGAGCGGACCATACCGGAGATAGATAAGACCTCCGAAGCCTACCAGACTCTTATAGACAAGCAGAAGGAGTTAATGGGGCTGTCCGTGGATATGGCTACGGCTAACGAGGACGCCGTTAATAAGATGCTGGTAAACTCCGGGAAAATGACGGAGAAGGAGTACAACCTTAAAAAGATTAACGCGGATAAGATCCGGAAGCTGGACGACGTTAACGCTAAGGAGCAGGCGGCTATAAGAGCGGCCCAGTTAGCGTTTGAACAGACAGCCGGGTATACTTACGCTAACCTGGAGACGGACCGGGCTAAGGCAGTGCAGGACGCTAACAGCGCCCGCGCGGAGATCATTAAAGAGGCCTTTATCCTGGAGCAGGGACTTAATAAGACGGCTAAGAAGACAGCAGTAGACACCGCTACAGAGTACGAGAAGCTAAATACAAAGATATCCGACGTAAATAAGAATATACAGAACTACATACTCCTGGGTAAGGACGCCTCCGGACTTATAAAACTTAAGGCGGAGCTGGAGAGTAAAAAGCTGGCCGTAGACCTCGTCGTTAACCAGATGGAACTACGGGACAGCGGGGGGCTTATTAACGCCTCAGACATTACCGCAGACCTACAGGCCGCCCTGGACCAGGCAGTAGAGGAGATAACAGTAGAGCCGATCCCGGTAGAGCTTAAGCCTATCCAGACCGGAGGGCTTATAGACCTTAAGGATAAGGCTAACCTGGCAGCCGGAGCAATAGGCGGACTATCCGACGCCTTCGTAGCTATGGCTGGAGATAACGAGGTAAGCATAAAGGCCGTAGTACAGGCTACCCTGGCAGGGATAAGGCAAATTATAATAGCTAAGCTGGGGGAGGCTATAATGGGACAGACGGCCTCTAACAGTAAGTTTGGACTGCCTGGTCTTATTATGGCAGCCGCAGGGATAACGGGAGTAATGGCAATATTTAACAGCCTTCCGAAGTTTGCAGGCGGCGGTCTGGTAGGGGGCAACTCATTAACCGGAGACAGGATCCCAGTAATGGTTAACTCCCGCGAAATGATATTAAACCCTTCACAGCAGGCGGAGCTCTTCGCAATGGCTAACGGGGCAGGCGGGGCCGCTGGTAACGTCCGCTTCGAGATAGAAGGCTCTAAGCTGGTAGGCGTACTGGGTAACTACAGTAAAAAAACTAACTCTTACAGGTAATGGCAGACTGGAACAAAAAATACTACTATACCTTCCGTAATACGGAGGACCAGCTCTTTACCGTAGAGATATGGGAAGACATACCAGACGGTAACCCGATCCCCGTCCCTACCCAGATAAGGGGCGACGCTAGCCCGGCTATCCTGCAATATAGCGCGGACAATTTATACACCCCTGTAAGGGGATCCGGAGCGGAGCTTACCTTACTCTCCACTTCGGACCGTATGTACTTTAACCTCTATACCTCAAATATGTTAAGGTACCAGGTACGGATCTATAAAACCGTCTGGATAACCCCTATTTACTCCGTGGAGGTATTAGTCTGGCTGGGCTTCTTAGACTCTGAGAACTACCGGGAACCCTTCGACCTTATAGCGGACTACCCGGTAAGCGTAACGGCTAACGACGGCTTTAACCTGCTCTCCCGTATGGCCTACATAGCTTATGATCCTTTAACGGAGGTATACTCTAAGTACACCGGCTTAGATGCTGAGTGGACCGTATTAATGCGGGTAATACAGAAGTTAAATTTACCCTGGGTTAATATCTACGTAGGACTAAGCTCCACTATCCCGGGAGTAACTCTGGCAGCGGGGGAGACTGTCCTACACCGGCGGTATGTGAATAACGATAACTACTATAACGAGGACGGAGAGCCGGAGACCTGTAGGACCGTACTAGAGAACCTCTTAATCTCTTTAGGGGCTTACATAGTACAGCTTAACGGAGACCTTTATATAACCGACTCTAACCACGTAGCCAGCGGGACTACTGCCAGCTTTAAGAAATACGCTTACGGCTTCGAGACCACGGCTTATGTAACTACCGTTAACATTAACATAGATAACGGAGATATCAGCACATTAAAGCCGCAGACCTCTAAAATAACTATGGAGGTAGAGCCCGGGATCAATAAGCAGGTAGTAAGCTACAGCCCGTATAACCTTAAGACTCCGCTGGAATTCGACCCGGTAGAGGACTTCTCCGGGACCGGTACGGACACTACCTACGGTACTACTCTATACAGATGGACGGAGACCAGCTTACCGGACTCTGAGAGCTGGACTAAGTCTAACTCCGGAGAGTTTATTAATATGGTAGGCATAGACGGGGACAATACAGACGTAAAGGAGAGCTACCTAAAGATAACTAACTCCGGCTTAACCGGAGAGGCTCTTACCTCTCAGGAAGGCGCGGACAGCTCTACGCTATCCTTCACCTATAAAAAGCCGCTACCCTTCCTAATACCCTCCAGTACGTACCGCCTTAAACTGGAGTGTGAAATATACATACGTACGGTTAACGACCTTAACAACCCCGCCGCGCCGCCTACCATAGGGATATCTGTAGCGCTGCTTACCTGTAGGCTTAAGATAGGGAGTAAGAAATACCATAGGGGGTTCTACGACTGGGACCGCGGCTGGACTACTTTATCCGGGACCGAAGACCTTACGCTGGCCTTCTACCAACAGCCGGACTCTATAACCTGGAACCCTATAAATGATAAATGGTTTACCCTGGGTAAACAGCATATTGAATATTACGGAGGAGGTACGGACGACCAGGTAGTAACTGTAGAGGACTACTTAATAGACATTACCTCCGCGGATATAGACGGCGGGGTTATAGAGCTGGAGGTTTACGGCTTCCGCGTCTACGATGGTAACAGCTTTACGGAGGTAGAGGTAGAAGACTTCCGGATCCGGAACCTTAATATAAAAGTAGTAGACCTACAGGGTAACGAAGTAGACACCTCAGATATAGAGTACCTCTCTAAGCTGGACGCGCTCTACGCTAACGCCGGGGACGAGGTCCGCACTCTACACGGTACCAATACCGACGGCTACCCTATACAGCGCGGTAACCTGCTTACGCTGACAGCGGGGCTCTATGCTCCTCTGGCTGCTATGACTAAGGCCGGAGTTACAGACTTACCGGAGCGGCTCTTACTCAGATCCATTAAAAGCAACTACGGCGGAGCTAACATAAAGCTGTTTATAGACCTGCCCGCTATTTATAACGTAGGCTTCCTTACCTACGCTAGTTACTTCTCCGGTAAAAACTTAGCTATCCTAAGTAACCGGATAGACTTAGCGGAGAACGTAAGCGGGCTAACCTTACGGGAGGTACACCCGGACGACGCTACAAT